TTCTAAACTTATCATCTTTGATTAAACGCGGATTGTTCGGGTTTGGTTTGATTTCTGAAATCTTTACTTTTTTTATCATAGGTTTTTTATTTACCTGCCCTGACCTCTGTATGCTTTTGGTTTTGGGATATGTTTATTAAAGGATTTCTTAGCGTGTCCGCATTTCCTTTTACCAAAGTTAACCTTTCTTGAATCACTTTTAACTTTTGCCATCTAATTTTTTTTTATGTGCTTGTACTAATAACTCGAAATATCTTGTCTTATCCCCGTATTCAATATGGCAAGTTCTACAAACCGCCATAATATTTTCAATTTTGTCCGCACCTATGCTTCCGCCCATTCCCCTTCTATGTATATGATGAATATCTACCGCCTTACTTCCACAAACCTCACAAGGTATAAAATCCTCACCGCCGTAACCAAAATAATCAAGATATATTTTAACGTGCTTTTTCATTATCGATTTGTTCAAGTTTCCTTTGCGCCCAAGCCACGCCTTCATCACCACCCCAAGCCAACCACATCAAAGCGCCGCAATCACTTTTAGGATCACCTTTTGAATTTTCTCTATGCCTTTCAAAAGATGCCATTCTTGCAATCGTATCCCTTGTAATATTTTCACCCTTAGCTAATTGATTTGCACGCGCCCAACCAACAGGCGTTCCGCATTTGCGGTCGTATTGTTCTCTTATATTTATTGCTCTTTGAGCGTTTACTCTTGCAGCTTGTGGATAATCGTTATAACTATCCACCATTGAAACCCTTATTGCAGCCCATACGCTTTGCGCTTTTTCTTCGGTTTCATAGATGCAAGCACCTGAACCTATTCTATATTTCCCGTTTGAACATTTAATTACCGGCATTGTCTATCAATTTACTATAAATAGCAAAGCGCTGCTTATTTACTTGGTGCAAATTAAAGTTCTTATTACAATAATCATAAAGGGAATTTCCGTAATGCTCGCGCGCATGTCTATCATTGACCAACATCTTAATCCAATAATACCAATCTTTTTGACTATTAACGTGGCAAGCGGGATAAAACCCCTTATATGGATGCACGTTACTAACTATTGCAGGATTCTTTTTTGACGCAGTTTCTAATACTTTCAAATTAGACTTCATTGAATTAAACTTAGAATCTATTAAAGGAATTAGACTTATGTCTGAATCACAATAAGCTGCCATATATTCTGTAACCTGATTATAGTTGTATATTGTAGGGTTTAACTTTAATCCATTAGTGAAAGCACCGATCATTCCGTCCCAAATAGGCTTCTCTTGTTCATTATATCCGGCTATGATTGTACGAACAGGAAAATTAATTCGCTTCATTGGATTGCGCAATATTTCCAAATCCTTTCCGTGAGTTCCTGATCCTGACCAAAATAACCTAATTAGATCCGATGGCTTTTTATCTAAAACAAATTGTTCCTCTCCGTAAGGAATAGCGTTCGGTATTATTTCCACTTTTGTATTATGATTATAAACTTCATCTGCTAATCTTTCGTGTGTACAAGTACAAAGGTCTGCTATCTGTATCCAATTTATAATCTGTTGCGGTACGTTATTTATAATATATCGTTCATAAAGTATATGCGAAGGATCTAAATGCCAATAGTCGTCATTATCAACTATTAATTTAAACCCGTACTTTTTGCGCCATTCAACCATTTGATCAGGTGTAATATTGGCAAGCATCCTGTTTAAAATGACAATATCATAGTTACCTTCAAATGTTTCTTCACTTATTGTATCAGTCATTAAGCAATAATCTTTTTTCATATTAACTATTGGCATAATTATCCTGTGATAAGCTACTCCACTTGTCTTGCTCGTAATGGCTAAAATTCGCATCTAAGTTTTTTTTCTATATGATAGATAGGTTGGTATTTTTCCCAAACCGCCTGCGCCCTTTGAAGACTTGCGTCTTTCATTGCTCTATATTCTGTTCCATTTCCAACGTCGTGCCCGATATGCTCGCTTCTTAGATCAGGTAAATAATAATTAGTAAAGCCCGAAATGGTAGCCCTTTCTGCATAATCCCTGTCTTGCATTCCATACGGATCATATTCTACATTATAACCGCCAATTGTATCAATCAATTCCCTTGATAAAAAATTATTCCCAAAAGGTGTATGTGTTTTATGAATCCCGTCTACCAAAGGCGGCAAATCTTCTACGCAATGTATGCCAATAATCCCTGTTTTTGACACACGTTTTGCAAACGTAACCCAATTTGACAACCAATTTGTAGGCAATAATATATCATTTGCCAAAATGCAAACTCCATCATACGCTTTTGTCATTCTTAATCCCGCATTAACACCCGCGCTAATTCCTCTTTTAGACCCTACATTGCAGTTAGTCCAATTATATAATTCATAGGGGACTTGATCACTTCCATTATCAACTAAAAAGCAATCTGCGTCATATCCTGAATTATAAAAATTCTGATCAATTACTCTTTTCGTTAAATCGTTTCTATTTAGTGTCAATAAGATTACGGCTATATTCATTTATACCTATTTTTTTAGCAGGCACCCCCGCATATTTTATAAATTCTTCTGTTTCGCCCTTTATAAAAGCGCTTGCACCAATCATACAACCCCTTTCAATTTTTGTAAATTGATGCAATACAGCATTTAATCCAATATTTGAATACTCTTTAATAATTGAATGTCCGCCTACTTTAGCACCGCAACTTATTGTTACATTTGAATAGATAAGGCAATCGTGCCCAATATGCGCGTGCTTCATAATAAAGCAATTATCACCTATTGTAGTTATATCACTTGTCCCTGCATCTATTGTAACTAATCCGGTAATAATATTATTATTACCAATAACTACTATTCCTTTTTCTTTATCCCAAAACTTTTTATGTTCTGCTGGGTCGCCTATAATACAATAAGCGCCAATATAATTATTGTCGCCTAAGATAACATTTTCGCCAATTATGGCGGTCGGGTGTATAAAGTTAGCCATTGTTATTATTTTCAAACCAATTATATAATCTCATAATCATATCAAACTTACAAGCGCCGCACCATACTGAAAGTAAAAAGTTAGGATCTAAATAAGTTCTATATATATGCTCATACATTTTAAGTTCCGGTAAATCAAGGTTTCTAATATAACCATTCTTTGCGCTTTCATAATTACTAATATTAGCAATTAGCCATTCTTTATGTTCTTGTTTTATTTCCATAAATAATTCCACATTAATTTAGTTATTATTGGCGCTAAAAATCCCGCTATAAACATTGTTGAAGTTATATGCTGAATTAATTCAGGTAGGAAATAGTGTATTGGTGCAAGCCACGCAGCCAAACAACTTCCGCAATTAAAGGGCTTGAAATTGATTCCCCATTTATGGTGTAGGTTATGAATTTCAGTAAAAAATAATGATGCACAGATAGCAGTTAAAATTGATAAAATCATTTTCTAATATTTGTTTTCATTTGTTTTTTGGTTTTATTTATAGTTCTAACTAATGACATATAAGGTATTCCTGTTTTACGACTTAATTCCTTTGCGTTCTTTTTAAAGTCAATAGCGTAAAGTTTTAATATTTCCTTATTATACCAATGCAGCCCTTCTAAATTCTTTTCAAGTTTATCAATTAAATCCATTTTATCATAATTGATAATTTCAAAATCCTTATCCACATCAACAAACTCAATATGATTTCTATAATTTTTATAAAATGTACTTCGATCACTTTTAATCATATTAAGCATAATTCGCACTATATAGAATTTCAATTCATTCCTTTCATACATTCCCCTTAATTTATCATCATTCATTTCACATAGAACTAAAAAAACTTCCGCCTTTAAATCATACTGCAATTCTTCAGGCTGCATCTTAGCAAATGCATCATTGACTTCTTTTAAGTCCCAATATTCTGCTAAAATTTCATTTTTGACCATTCTACTAATGTGGGTTTAGAATCGACTTCAGTACAAATATACACAATTCCGCCACATTCGTAAATATCTTTTAAACGATCCTTTTGTTCAAGGCTTAATTTATCCCCTATCTTTTTAACTTCGACCGCTACATAAATACCTTTTTCCGTGTACCCTTGTAGATCAGCCCAACCTTTTTGTATAGTTCCTTTACGCTTTCCAAATGGTATATTATTCACTCTATTCAAGCGCCAACCAATTAATTCAAGGTTCTTTTTAGCCCACTTTGTCAGGTCGTTTGCTGATATATCCATAATTAAAATGCTTTTATAGTCCCCTCTTTGATCTTATTTACATAAATATTTTGGGATTCTTTAGTGCATTCTTTGCAATATGTATAATATCCGTCAGCATTACGTCTATCTTTCCTGAATTTGTCCCAATCCATTTTCTTTTTGCACTTGTTGCACTTTTTCATAAAATTCTTTTTTAAATAATAGCCTATTTTGTTTTGTTTCAACTTCCGGATAATTTGCATAAAAGTCAATAAAATTGCTTGTATAGCAATATTTCGTAGTTCCGTAATGAGTGTATTTAACTTGATATATTTTCAAAATATTTAACTAATGCTAATTTTTTACATTGTGATTCAATAAAATCCTCTTTTTTTATTTGTTTGCTAAACTCCTTAGCTTCTAATGGATGCATTCTATTTAGCCTGTATAAGTTGTCTTCCCTTACTACCTTAATTGTTTCTAATATCTGTTCCTGCGTAAATTTTAGCTTGCCTTGTTTTAATAAGATCATAAAAACTTTATCCGCATTAAATACTCGATTAAAGTCTTCTCGCTTCCCATTTAGCCATTCATTTTTTGTAAAATCAACAATTTCCTCATCTGTTAATTGCTTGACCGGTTCTTCGGGTGGCGGTGGTAAATTCTTTCTAACTTGATTTGCTTTTGCTTTATAGGCGTTCATAATTCCTGAAATATACTTAGGGCTAAACTTTTCATAATGCTCAATATTGCAATCAAACTTCCCTTGCACCGCCATTTTAAAAGCTATTCGCATTTCCTGTATAGTAAAAAAAGGATATGTAGTTCTTATATAATCTTCAATAACTTCCAATTCAACTACATCCGGAAGGCGTGTTAATCCTATAAGTGTAAAAATATATGCTAAATTTTCCCTAAGCGTTACAGGGCTAATAAGGTTTAATTTATCCCCTTTAAAGGCTTCTATTATTGGCAGATCATCACGCTCTATTAACCCAATTGGCAAGGTCTTCCATTCGTTTGCGGCTTGTGGCAGTTGGGTCAGTATTTTTTGAATTTCCATATTTATTTTTATTTTGTAACCAAGTATTTACTCGGCGTTTAATATCAAAAAACTTTTGTGCTTCATAGCGTAATTTACCGCTTTTTGATGGTTCTGTCCAATAATCAATAAATTCTTGATATGATTCACTTAATAAATTTTTAAAAGGTTCTATATTATTTATAAATATATCTTTATTTACACTTATAGTTTCAGTTTCAGTTTCCATATGCATAGGCATATGCTTAGCAAGTGCTTCGATTATGCTATCATTTTTAACTGATTTTGCGTTATTACGCCTGCTTTCTGTAAATTTTGACCTTCTAATTGATTCATTATACATTCGATCGTTAAGAAAAAACCCGTCTACCTGATCAAATTTTTCCCATATTTCATTATCATATGCTTTGCATATGCTTAACATATCCTTTTCTGTTAGTTTTCCTTTTTGATGCTGAAGGCATAAAAGCCTGATATATTTACCAACTTGCTCGTCAGTCATTGTAAATGTTCCGCTTAAAAAATCGCTTGTATAAAATAGCACGGCAGGATCTTTTGACATAAATTAAAAAAGGATCGCAGGCTCACAGATAATGGTACTACCTGCTTGCCCTTGATCCAATATATTTAAACTACGTTGTACCATAACGTTTTCTTTATTCTTTCACAAAGTTACTAAAATTTTCAATTTCTTTTTCAATTTCATCAACTTTTTCTTTATACCATTCTTCGGTATCCATTAGATTTTCCGCAGTTTTTATGTTATAAATCACAGTTGTATGATCCCCAACTCCTATATGTTTAGCTATTTCATTAAGGGATAATTGAGTATATTTTTTAAGAATATACGCCGCAGCCTTACGTCCAAAAATTACGCTTTGACTTCTATTCTTAATCTGAATACTTGTATCAAAAACATCCTCAACTAATTCAACTAATCTATGCGGAAGGATACTTGTAGAAACTGATCCTATTGCAAGATCATCTGTTATTAATTTTGCTTTTACTAATTCTTTATGAAACATTCGTAAACTCTGCAATTGATCTTTGTAACATTGTATTAAATTGTTATTAAATTCCATAGGTTAAAATAAATCGTCATCTGTTAATGTTTTAGTTTCCTGTACTTGCCCTGTTGGTGCTACATAATTGTCCTCATAAATTTTATAGTCAGGCTGCGAATTTTTATCCTTATAGGAATTAACCCACATATTATACCTTTGACCATTAATTGTAAATTTAATTACTTCTTTGCCGTCTTTCGTTTGGTTTTTCCAAGCGCCAATTGACTCTTTTTTTACTTCTGACATTTTATATTTGGTTTGTGGATTCTTCTGAATCCTGTTTAAAAAATACTGCTTTAAATTCTGAATGCTTTTCCCAATGATCTATAAAGGTAAGTAATTGGGCGTATGCTTCGTGATTATACCAAGCATAGTGATAAATTTTTGCAAGTAACATTTGCCTTTCCATAGGCAAAAGATTCTGCAATCCATTTTCTAAATCCTGATAAGTTTCTTGCATAATTATTTATTTTGATTTGCTAAAATAATTTTAAGTGCTTTATCATATTGCTCATTTGTAGTGTATGCGCTAATCTTTATAGCCTGCTTACTTTTCAGGGTTTCGTCCCAAATAGTATTCTCTAATAAAGTTATTAATTTCATACGCTTTTCTTCGCCGACTTCGTCCTTATGTTCATTTGTTGCATCTGAATCCTTTGTGTCATCTATTGCAAATAACCCATTAAGGGCATATTTTCGAGCATATGAACTTGCTGATCCTGTGATCTGCGCTGCGTCCATTCCTTTTTTTACTTCTTCTTCGCGCGCCCAACCATAGACTTTGACGGGTAATTCTTCATTACTTTCATCTATTAACATAGCTGTTGCCTTTACATAAACTCGGTCAGCTACTTGTACGATTTCATCACTTATTAATAAGGCGGTTTTATGCTTAAATAAAATTGGCTTAACCGCTTCGATTATATCCTCTGCGCTTCGGTATTTATATTTGCCAAATGAATTGACTTGATTCTTAGGCGCTTTTAATTCTGCTTGAATGTTTACTAATTTCATATAGGTTTTTTTAGGTTTATAAATTTAATACATATCCCCGTATTCTTCAAATCTTTCTGTCCATTCTGACATTGGTGTAAATGGTATTGGCGGGAAAGGATTTTTGGGTTGAACTAATAAATGCGGATAATATTTAGCTTTAAATTCTTTTAAATTTCTACGCGCATTCTTTAATAAATCGTAACGATTTCTTGCATTAGATTTATTACTAATTTCAAAAAGCCATTCATAATAACTTACCTTATCCCTTAGATTTTCTAATTCGTGTAATGTATTCATTTTTTAATTTTTAGGTTCAAATAATATTTCTTCAAATATTTCTTTTTTAGGCTTTAAAGAACCGCCCTGCGCTAAAATCAAAAACTTTTCATAAGCATTTTCTTTTATATGGCTACCTGAATCCGGAACATAACTGTCGTCTTCGGTAGTGTAATAAAAAATGTCCTCAGGTTTCCCAAATTTGGCTTCCCCAATAAATTTAAAACTTTTCATAGTATTTATGCCGTATGGTTTTATTACGGCATTACAAATATACATCTT